GTAGTTAGGCTCCACAGGCCAGCACATCCTCTCCCATATGTCATCTGTGTACATGATAGTAGCTAGGCAGGCAGGCAAAAAAAGACCCACCGAAGTGGGTCAGGGTACTACTCTCAGGGATTAGTCAGTGCTGGCCAGCCACTCGGTTTTGAAGTTCTCTGCCTCGGCTATGCACTCTTCGGCTCTCGCTAGATATGTAGCGGCGCAAGCGCGGTACTCGTTGACTCTGGCGTGATGCACTGCGCTCGTGGCGTCCATCTCGTCTTGGTCGGCGCGCACTAGGTTCCACTCGGCTTGCAGCTTATAGTTTAGCGCCGATGCTTCCTCGTGCTGTCTCATCTTCATGTAGACGAACCCTTGAGTACCAGTGCCTTCTCGCTGGTCTTCGCGTGCCTTACGTAGATCGGAGTACTGATCGTTAACGGCCCGAGCTGAAGCGTCGACAAGAGCACGTATGTTGTTGCGGTCTGTGAAATCAAATCTTTCCATTGTCTTATTCCCATAAGTAGTTAAGTAAATCAAGTCGTTGTCTCGTCTTGATGGGTCTATTATACGTCACGTGGCAAACACGTCAAGGACTACATCATCATCTACATGATAGTAACACACTACAACACAGGGGGTAGAGGCCCCCCACCCCCACCCCCCACCACACCCCATATATCCGTTGAGCGCATAAAAATTCCTGTTTTTTCCAAGTCATTCCCCTCACTCACATATCAGCCACGTGATTTTAGTAAGCGACCACTTGCGCCAAAATAAAAGCGGGAGTACACTCGCCTGACAACTTAAGGTATATCTATGCACAGCGGCATTTACGCGGACGCACTTATGCGTTCTGTAGCTTTAGCTGTTTCAAGAAATCAGGTTGGCGCGAATCGTCCGATCACAGAGGTCTTGGCAAGCGAAGGCATAACACAGCAAGAATACAATGATTTAGGTAGTGACCCGCAATTTACGCGTTATGTAGACGCGTATACTAAGGAACTTACTGAGTCGGGCTTCTCTTTTGCAGCAAAATCGCGTCTTCTAGCAGAGGACTTATTGCCTATGGCCTATAAAATGGCTAGAGACAGTGACGTTCCCGCACCAGTGCGTGCCAAGATGATCGAAAACCTAGTCGAATGGGGTGACCTAAAACCTCGTAAAGACGTGGCGCAGCTTGCGGTGGGTAGTGGGTTTAGTATTACGATAAATATACCAGAACCCGTGAAAAAAGCGCCCAAAGAATCCAATATCATCGACATAACGCCAGAAAGTGTTGAAGAAGCGGACAATACCCCGCAAGAAAGTGTGGAGTGTGAGGAAACCGACTTAATTGCACAAAATGTACACTCTAGTGTGTATTTAGGCGAAGAAGTTCATGTTAAGAAACAAATTACGGCGCTAACCGCCGTGGACGAGGACTATTTAAAGCCCGTTGACGTTGTAGACCAGAAAGATATAGAGAAAAAGCTAGATGGCCTGTTCGATGAGGCCGATGACTACACTTACGCTGGTGAGGACGTCCTTGAATGAGTGACAACGCAGTTATTTACAATCCGTCGGCAACATTAGTGCCATTTTTGACCTGTGAGGAGTTTATTTCGCTCATTTCAGGGCCAGTTGGGTCGGGAAAATCGTCCGCTGCGATGATGAAAATTGCCTTCCATGCGAGTAAAATGCGGCCCGGAAAGGACGGAATTAGGCGTTCTAGAGCGGTTGTGGTGCGAAATACCAACCAGATGCTTACAGATGCGACGATTCCGACGTTTATGACGTGGTTTCCAGAAGGTGTGGCCGGTTCTTACGCTAGAACGTCCAAAAACTTCATCCTAAAGTACGATGACGTGGAATGTGAAGTCCTTTTTCGTGGTTTGGACGACGCAAACGACGTTAGACGGCTATTATCGCTAGAATGTTCCTTCGGTATCCTAGATGAGTACCGAGAAATCCATCCAGACATTTTTAACGCCTTGCAAGGCCGAGTTGGGCGATTCCCGTCGGTAGCGAGAGGCGGATGCGTCGATGATGAAGGAAAACCGAACGCTCACATCTGGGGCGCGACAAACGCACCGGATACTGACACGTTTTGGGAAAAATACATGACCGAGCCGCCCAAAACGGCTAAAATTTATATGCAGCCGGACGCTTTATCAGATGAGGCAGATTGGACTGCCAATTTGATCGAGGGGTACTATGAAAAGCTGGCAGAAGGCAAAACTGAGGATTGGACTGACGTTTATATCCGCAATAAGTTTGGTCGTTCACTTGCTGGCACTCCGGTTTATCATAGAAGCTTCGTACCCTCTTTTCACGTAGCGGAGTCGGAATTACAGCCGATACCGTTACCAGACTACCCAATTATCGTCGGAGTTGACTTCGGGCGCACACCTTGTGCAATTTTTAAGCAGCGTGACCCTCGTGGACGGGTTATGACGCTTAGTGAGGTCACTTCTGAGAATATGGGCATCGAGACGTTCATTAGAACGAAGTTGACGCCCCACGTTTCAAGGTTCTACCCCGGACATGAGCTTATTTGCGCCCCTGACCCCGCCGGTTTTATGAAACAACAGCTAAACGAGATGACACTAGTCGATGCCCTCCGTGCAGCGGGCTATAAGTGCGTAAAACCGCCGTCGAACAAGCCAGAGTACAGAATCCAAGCCGTAGAGCGGCTATTATCCCAGCATCTTGAAGGTGAGGCCATGTACCTCATCGACAAGAGCTGCCAGATGCTACTTCGTGGTTTCAACCACGGTTATCGCTACAAAAAGAAGCGTAGCGGTGAATTAGAAGATAAACCCGACAAGAATGAGTATTCGCACATCCACGATGCCAATCAGTACGCTGACAGCATAATTGACCTACAAGTTCGTGGGTCAGTGGCTTCTACGCAAAGAAGAGAAGTAAAGAAAGTGAAGTACGTGTATACTTGAAAAATAACGTGTGACTGATACAATTCACACTATTCGCCTTTGGAGAACAGTTAATGAAATCTACAGCATACCCGCATAACGCAAAGCAAGCTGCTGCGCAGGTCGCGAAGCTAAAAGCCGCTGCCGCTAAGAAAAAAGCTGCGCCAAAGCCGAAAGTTAAGCCGAAAGCTAAAAAATAGGAATAGATTATGGCCATGGCCCTAATACCTGTAGCTAGCTCCGCTGACCTTGAACGTCAGTCGAAAGCGCGCAACGACAAGCTACAACAAGAAGACTATATTCAGGGTCTAGCCTCTCACGTTCGCAAAAGATGGGAAGTGGCTAAAGATGGCCGAAGTGATCTTGAAGAGCGTATGTTGCAGTGTGTTAGGCAGCGTAACGGCGACTACGACCCCCAAATTCAGGCTGAAATAGAGTCTCAGGGTGGGTCTGATATATTCGTGCAGCTTACGTCGGTCAAGTGTCGTGCAGCGACTAGTTGGCTACGTGACACTCTATTAGGCACTGGTAGCGACAAGCCTTGGTCTATGGACTCTTCTCCAGAGCCAGATTTACCTATGGAAGTAACCCAAGGACTAGAAGCTAAGCTAAGCCAAGAGCTTATGCAGGCTATGCAGTCTACTGGGGCTATGCCGACTGAAGAAGACTTAGCAGACATCGCGCGGAAGATGCAAGACGAAGCGATGGAGCTTAATAAGGAAGAAGCCGAGAAACGCGTCGGTCGCATGGAGCGGAAGATGGAGGATCAACTACTTGAGGGTGGTTGGTATGAAGCGTTTAACGAATTTATTGAAGACATCGTTACTTTCCCGTTCGCTGCGCTAAAAGGCCCAGTAAAACGTCGCCGCAAAGTAATGAAGTGGGAAGACAACAAACTTGTACCTGCTGAAGTAATCCGAAACGAGTGGGAGCGCGTAGACCCGTTCAACCTTTATTGGGCACCTTGGGCTTGGGATGTTAACGATGGGTTCGTAATTGAACGCCACCGTATGACTTCCGAGAACCTACAGAGCTTGCTAGACGTTCCGGGCTACAACAACGACGCTATTCGTACCGTGCTGGCAGACTTTGGTAGCGGCGGGCTAGACGAGTGGTTGTGGGTTGACTCCGCACGCGCTACTGCGGAAGGCAAGAACACTACAGAAGCTACTAACACTGACGACCTGATTGACGCGCTTCAGTTGTGGGACAGCATCTCTGGCAAGCTACTCGTAGAGTGGGGCGTACCAGAAGAAGACATTGAAGATCAGTCACTTAGCTACCCTTGCGAAGTATGGTTGATTGGCGGCACTGTTATCCGTGCTGTCCTTAACTACGACCCGCTTGGTCGCAAGCCCTACTACTTAACGTCTTACGAATCTAAGCCCGGTTCTGTGGCAGGTAAAGGCGTTGGCGATCTGTGTCGTGACTCTCAGTCTATGGTTAACGCTACTGCTCGCGCGCTAGCGAATAACATGGGTATCTCTTCTGGCCCACAGGTTGGCGTTAACATTAGCCGCTTACCTGCCGGAGAAGATATCTCTGATATGCACCCGTGGAAGATTTGGCAGTTCCAGAGTTCAGAGTACAACGACGGCTCTCCACCGCTATCCTTCTTCCAGCCTAGCAGCAACGCGCAAGAGCTTATGGCCGTTTTTGAGAAGTTCTCAGAGCGTGCTGACGAAGACACAATGATTCCAAAGTACATGACGGGCGGACACACGCCGGGGGCTGGTAGAACAAGCTCAGGGCTGTCCATGATGATCTCTAACGCCGGTAAAGGCATTAAGCAGGTAATCAATAACATAGACAAGAAAGTCATCGTACCGGCCATTGAGCGCCTTTATCACGACAACCTGCGATACGCAGATGACCCTGATTTGGTAGGCGACTTGAACATTAGCGCACGCGGCGCTAGCAGCTTGGTAGTTAAGGAAGCTGAAGCCATCCGTAAGAACGAGTTCTTGCAGTTAGTGCTTAACAGCCCGATGGCGCAACAGATTGTAGGTATGGATGGGGCAGCGGAACTTCTACGTGACGCGGCGCTCAACCTTAATACCAACCCTGATAGGATCGTTCCTGATCGTGAGAAAGCCAGCCAGCTACAGCAGCAGTCGCAGATTATCGCGCAGCTACAAGAGCAGCTAGCGATGCTTACTGGGCAAGGTCAGCAGCAAGGTCAGCAGCAAGGCCCAGCTATGCAGCCGAAGAATATGCTCCCAGATGGCTCGCAAGTAGGCGGCAGAGAAGGAAATACTATGTCGCCAAGGCCTAACGGGGCTTGACGGACATATCAGGGAGTAGTATATAATGACCATGTTTATAGGGCACAAGCCTAAGAAGAAGCACGTACAGGCGCTTTACCACTGCAAAGTAGCAGATAATGCCGCCTTACTGGAGCTTTTTGAAGCTAAGCTAGCCGAGGTTAAAGACTCGCTAGTTTTAGCGGATGATCCGGTAATGATACATAGGCTTCAAGGCAAGGCTAGTGTCCTGAAAGAATTCCTCGAAGCGGTTGAGAAATCGCAAGAGGTGTTAGCGCGTCTATAAAGACGCTTTTTTAATCCTAGCAAACCATTACGTCAGCGGCACACCGTTATAGGAGCTAAAGACAGAGTTGGAGCTTAAAGGAGATTGTTATGGCTTTACCCAAGCAAGTGCAAAGACAGATGAAAGAGATTGAAGCAATAGAAAAGCAGCTGAAAGGTGAGACAGAGGTTACAGACGAAGCACCCGATACTGATACAGTAGAAAAGGTCGTTGAAACCCTAGAAGAACCCGAAGCACAGCCAGTAGTTGAAGAAACTCCAGAACCTGAAGTTGCTGAGCTTGAAGAACAGCCTAAAAAACCAGACGAAGACGCTGCTGTATGGAAGCAAAAGTACAAAACCCTTCAGGGTATGTACGATAAAGAGGTTCCGCAGCTACATTCCAAAGTAAAAGACATGTCAACCCAGCTCGAAGAGCTACAAGCATCTCTTAAAACTAAGGAAGCAGTTGTTAAGCAAGCTGAAAAACTGGTGACAGATGATGACGTCAAAAACTTTGGCGAAGACCTTATTGAAGTTCAGCGTAAGGTTGCGCGCGAAGTTGCTGCTGAATTCCAGATAAAACTGGATACTATGCAGTCGGAAAATGACAAGATGCGTGAGCAACTTGGTACTACTGACAGCAGAGTAGCGGAGAGTTCTTTTCAGAATCGTTTACATCGACTAGTCCCTGATTTCGATCAGTTAAACGACAACCCCAAGTGGGTTGCGTGGTTAGACGAAGTAGACCCAGTGTTAAGAGGCCCCCGCCGTTCGGTAGCGCAACAAGCGTTTGCCACAGGTGACGCAGAAGGTGTAGCACACTACGTTGACATG